TCTTCTGAAGCCATCCCTCGGTTCCGATATATATGAGATCCTGACAATGCCCCCGGTGAAGTTCTACAGTGTTACATACGATGTGACATTCTGGGCCCAGTATACTCAGGAGATGAATGACATGCTCATGACGATGATGAGTGTGTATCAGGACAACAGGCGTAGAACATTCAAGCTAGTGACAGACAAGGGGTATTGGTTTGTGGCTTATGTTGGTGCTGATCTCTCTCCCGGGAACAACTATGATGACTTCACTGATGCCGAGCGACTCGTGCGCTACAACTTTGAGGTTCGTGTAGCAGCTTATTTAATAGCCCCGGACTATTCCGGCGCGCCAGCACCCATACGAAGATTTATATCAGCACCATCTGTATCATTTGAGACAACTCAGACAGCGGGCCCAACTGTGGGAACTCCCATTAGCACCCCTCCCTCCGGAGATCCGAGTGCTTATATTCTGGATGATCTTGCAACTACAGACGATCCCAATCCTGGTCAGGGAATGGGAACGAATTCAAGTCAGGCAGCTGTCTCCCTGGCCGGCGGAAGATTAGCAGGATCAGCGCCATCAGCCCAGGAGGGATCTACAGTTGGTGGTAAGGTATCTGTACAGCGGGGTTTAACTTCTTCCGAGAAAGCTTCTGGTGCAAATCTCGGAGGCTTCAAAACTGGGCCGGCCGGGGTTAATCTCGTGAGGTCAGAAAAGGACCCATTTACCGGCAAACAGAGAAAGACAATCATCCGGATTAAGTCACAAAATCAAAGAAAGGGAGAGACGGTTTATCGCGAGGGAATAAATATCGATCTAGGAAAGCTCTAACTACCCCATACGAAGGGGAACTTTGGGCGCGCCCTCAATACTTATCCTACGATGACATGAGTCTAAGGAGATACATTCAATGGCCGAGCAGACATTCAGATCACCTGGGTTTTTCGAACAGGAGATAGATCTTTCCGCAAGGCGTGCCACTCCTCTCGGAACACCAGCTGGTGTAATTGGCACCGCTGAAAGGGGGCCCGCTTTCGTCCCAGTAACGCTGGGATCTCTGGCAGACTTCGAAGCCAGATTTGGCTCACTGCACAGAAATCGATTCGGGCCGTACGCTGTACGTGAGTTTCTTAAGAACAAACCATCCCTGACCTACATAAGAGTCTTGGGTGCAGGTTCTAATGAGACAACTTCAGATATAACAACCACAGACAACGAGGGAACTGTTAAGCACGCAGGTTTTCGTCTGGTGTCGACAGCTTTGGGTGTAGATGATAAGATCCTCGGCGGTCACAAGGGTGTTGTACAGTTTCTGTGCGCAACACATGCACTTCGTACGATAGACGGCGGTGAGCCCGCGGGCTATCCAGTGTTCAGCGATAATGATAGTTTCGCCGAGCGCGGAGGTGACGACAAGGTTAACCTCGTTCGGGCTGTACTTTTCACTCCAACAGGATCTCGTCTTGAGGTGTTCGACGGTGATCAGCAGTATGCTAATTACAGCGCTGCGCTTGATGATGTTGCTTCTCCGGTTGATATAGGATCAGGTGCGGGCGGACACTTTAAGCTAGCAATCTCCTCTTCAGTGGGCACATCTTTTGCCAATGATGAGGGGTATGCTGGCGTGAGAATCTATACAGCTTCTCTCGACCCCAACGACGGCCAATACATTGGCAAGATTCTCAACACTGATCCCCACAAGTTCCAGGAGGAGCATCACCTCCTCTATCTCGACTTTGCGGTCGAGGACGAGATTGCTTCAGTCGGAACAGTGGCAAGCTCTGTTGCGATTCTATCCGGATCTGATCATACAACTTCTGGTGGAGGGGACACCTCAACATCGTTCCTCGACCTCTTCGGAAGATTTGATACGAGGTACTCAACACCAAGAACCCCGTCAATAATCTCCCAGCCTTATGGATCAACTGAGTTTGATCTCTTTCACTTCGAGACTATTAGTGACGGCGCGTGGGGTAATGATAAGTTTAAGGTCTCAATTGCTAACCTCCGTGCGTCAGTGGATCCCAATAACGACTTTGGTATTTTCGAGGTCCAGGTTCGCAGGTTTAGTGACACTGATCACAACAAGGAGATTATAGAAGCCTTCCCAGAGTGTAGTCTAAATCCCAATCACGAGAGCTATGTTGCTCGAAAGATTGGTGATAAGAAGGTCTACTGGAACTTCGATGCTACAGATGAGGACGAGCAACGCTTGGTGATTAGGGGCAAGTACCCTAATCGATCGTCAAGAATTCGAATCGTCATGAATTCTGCAGTCGAGGAAGAGAAAATACCTGCTGATGCTCTGCCCTTCGGTTTCCGAGGTGTCCCTGTCCTCAAGACTTCAGATTCAATGATGGATCTGCAAGAGAATATCTTGACAGACAACAAGGGTACAAATCTTGGTGAGTCCCGAAACAGAATTTCCGGACACTTTGCTGCCCTAGCACACGAGATTCAGGCATTGAGTGGTTCAATTGTTCCACCTCTTCCCATGCGTTTTAAGTGCACACGTGGAGCAGTGGACTCAACACCCACTAATTACCTTGGTGAGGTGGGAACTAATGAACGCGCTGACAGCCGCCTTTACTGGGGGATAAAGTTTGAGCGTCTTCCAGTAACTTCTTCAGCACCCGGTGGTTCTGTTACAAACGCGAACCTTAAGGCAAATCAGGGTGGCTTGGCAAATCCTCTAGTTTCTGCGTACGCTAAGTTCAACGGAATCCAGAAGCTAGACACCCTAGTTACTGGCTCTGGTGCAGACTACTTTAATAACAATAAGTTCACTCTCGCGCGCGTGGCTCTTTATAACCAGCTTAGCAGCGGTCATATCACAGATGTGTCGGGAACAGCCAAAGAGCATATGCTTGAATCATCTTACGTCAGGAACGGAAATCCCAACGCCTCGACGTACGTTGTTGATGATAGTGTGAGAAAGAATCGTATTTCTCTCGCTACGTTGATTCACTCGTCCTCAACAGTGTTCAATCGCTTCACTGAGTACGCGAAGTTCACAACAATGTTCTACGGCGGATTCGACGGTCTTAATATTCTAGATAAGGACTCACACCTGATGAACGATCGGGCATCCTCCTCGGATGCTGGAGGAAAGGCACAGGCTGCGGGTAGCGTCGACATCGGCCTTCCGGCTGTGGCAACACTCAACCAGATGGGCGAGGGCAAGAAGAACAACGTGGTGAACTCCTTCCGCGTGGCCACAAGAATTATAACAGATCCGATGGCATCCAACATCAACATCCTGGCAATTCCAGGTATGCGGGACACGTTTATCACAGACCATGCCCTGGAGCGGGTCAAGGACTACTCCATGGCATTCTACCTGATGGATGTCCTCAAGTACGATGCTGCTGAGAATCGCCTCTTCGACGATGACAAGAATAAGGTCGACGTTCGAGAGGTCGCTGAGCAGCTAGACTCTAGAGCTCTGGATAACAACTACGCAGCGACGTACTTCCCAGATGTGTTTGTGAAGGATCCTGTCAACGGTACAACGATTAAGGTTCCAGCCTCTGTGGCAGCTTTCGGAGCTCTGGCTTTTAACGACAAGGTCTCATTCCCATGGTTCGCTCCTGCTGGTTTCAACCGGGGCTCTCTGGAAAATGTTGCTAACGTCGACGTGAGGCTAAACTCTGCGGATAGGGACACACTCTATGACGCTAGGATTAATCCTATCGCCGTGTTTCCCGCCGGAGGATTTGTAATCTTTGGCCAAAAGACTCTCCAGATGGCCAAGTCGGCACTGGACAGGGTTAATGTCCGCCGGATGCTTCTAGAAGTGAAACGACTAGTGGTCCAGGTTGCCAATCGTCTTCTGTTCGAGCAGAATAACTCATCAACACGTGCACGATTTGTGAATCAGGTAACACCCCTGCTAGCACTGGTTCAGGCTCAGGCAGGTATCGAGAGTTTCAATGTTGTCTGTGATGCCACCAATAATTCATCGGTGGATGTCGAGGCAAATAAGATGAATGGACGAATTGTCGTTGTTCCCACACGAGCTGTGGAGTTTATTGCGGTGGACTTCATCGTAACCAACAGCGGGGTTTCGTTTGAGTAATGAATACGTATAGTAAGACTGACAGACGTACAGTTAGGAGCATAAAGAATGGCTGAACTGACCTTTAAGAGCGCCGGCGTAAGCACAAGGGAAATTGACCTTAGTGGCCCCACGGCGATAAGTCCTCAGGGTGTACCTGCAGGTGTCATCGGAACTTCGCAGAAGGGACGGGCATTTGTCCCAATCACTGTTGCGACATACCAAGACTTCGTAGCCGAATTCGGCGCAACTGATGGAGAAAAGTTCGGCCCGCTCGCTATGAATGAGTGGATGAGAAATGCCCGAGCTGGAACCTATGTGAAGGTTCTGGGTGTAGGAAACGGCACTCAGCGACAATCCGGTGGCAACAACTCAGGGCGTGTGGTAAATGCGGGATTCGTAGTAGGCGCTCGTCAAGTGCAGGCCAATGGTCTTGTGGGTGACAACGTATACGCCGGCGCAAATGCTGCCACAACCGGTGTTGAGGGAAGAACATACTTCTTGGCTGCACTCTGCGAACAGAACAATGGCACAATGCTCGCTGATGCGGGAATTCAGACTGACACAGCCCACCCAATTTTGAGGGGTGTGCTGATGGCACCCTCCGGTGTCCTTCTGGCACTGTCCTCAACGTTTGCAGTCAACAATGATCCACTGGCCAACCAGTCTGCCAAGGGTGTGTTTGGGGACGCTACAGCAGTAGCTGGTTCTGCAACATTTACTTTTAGCGACAAGCCGAATGAAGAAACTACAATAGCAATAGTAGATGCCGGCGCAACGTCAGTAGTATTTGAAGTTGATGATACTAATGACGGGGTTGTAACAGCTGGTGCGACGGCCGTTGATGGATCGGGAGGTGCCGGTTTCGCTACAGCACTTTTCACCGCAATCAATGCTAGCTCTCTTGATGTGACAGCAACAAATCCGGCATCCGGACAAGTTACAATTACGCAAGATACAGTAGGATCATCAGGAAATTCAACAATTACACTTAGTAATGCAGCAAACTGGAATACTAATTCTAGTGTTAATGTTCCGTCTACCTTTACTGGTGGTGTTGACCAGGGTGATTCCGGAGCGAGCCACGGCACAGTGGACCTCACAAACGGTCAGCAGAACTTTGTGATGCTGCTCAATGGCCACAAGGCGCAGGACACGTATCCCAACATTCTTACGTGCTCACTAGATCCGGCCGCGCCGCAGTATATCTCAAAGATTCTAAACAGGGATCCCACCAAGATTGAGCAGGCTGGTCATCTCCTCTACTCGAGCTTTGATGTCTACCCCACACACCTCACCCTCACGGGAACGAACGTAATTGCCGCTACAGCAGACTCCGCTGTGGGGCGCGCGAACGAGCTAGCGCTCCTGGTGACCGGCAGCCAAGGAAGAGATGTGGGGACAGCAACCAGTCCCAATTATGATAACTGGGAGGACAGATTCAAGACAGCGAAGTCTCCCTGGATCATCTCTCAGAAGTTTGGTGCTAACAACAAGAATCTCCTTCGGCTTCACGCCCTGGATGACGGTGATCGCCCAAATAGTCTGATCAAGATAACGATTGAGAACATTCAGTCAAGCAATAATGAGAACGCCACATACGGCAAGTTCGACCTCTTGATCCGAGATTTCTCAGATACCGACGGAAATCCTGTGGTTCTGGAGAGCTTTCGTGGGCTGCAGATGGATCCCACATCAGAGCGTTATGTAGCCCGTGTCGTGGGTGATATGAATATGTACTACGACTTTGATCAGAAGTCAGGTGCCCAGAAGTTGAGAATTGAGGGTTCACACCCGAATGCTTCTTCTTACGTACGTGTTGAGGTTCACTCTGATGTTGAGAATCTTGTAGTAGACCCCTCCGCGCTCCCATGTGGCTTCCGTGGCCCCCATCACCTGGTGACTAGTGGTTCAACCGGAACGCTAACCGGAGGTCACCTCGAAGGATTTATCACCGGCAGTACCGGTCAGGGATCTGATGCCCACGGTCTGGATGTTGACATTGCTTATAGTGTAGTTCAGCCGCCCCTTCCCATGCGTGAGCATCTCACGATTGGTGACTCTCCCAAGAAGAGGGTAAAGGCCCACTTCACTTGGGGTCTCCAGTGGGAGGTCAAGGACGACCAGGCGAGACCCAATGCTAGATCGAAGATCGACCCATCATTGGTGAATCACTTCAAGTACTATCCCAACTTTTCTGACACCTGGCGAAAGGTCATAGTGGGTGATAATGAGGGTACTGTGGACTCTGGCGGTACTATTCTCGATGCTGACCGATTCAACAATAACTTCTTCTCCCTCGAGCAGATCCAGGTATCAACAGGATCCAACGATAGGCCCATTAACTCAAGATGGGGTGCTGCGGTATACCGGAGAACCGGAGTAAAGTCAACAACCTTGACTGATTCTGATGGTACTGTCTATCAGCGCGATGTCACTCGATTCCTCGACGCGTCCAAGGACTTCAACCACCTTCCCTCTCGGAAGTACCTGAAGTTCACACTCCCTGTCCAGGGAGGGTACAACGGCGTCAATCACTTCGACGTAGCGAAATCCAAGATGCTAGATGTAGCCTGTCGCCGAGAATTCGGAGATTCTGCTAATCAGGGTGGTGTTAAGGGACCAACAATTGCTGCATATAGAAAGGCAATTGATGTGATGGAGGAGAAAGCCGACGTTGACATTCAGCTGCTCTCCATTCCTGGAATTCGACACGAGTCAGTTAGTGACTACGCCATCGATGCTGTGGAAGGCAGATTTGATGCGCTCCTTCTGATGGACATTGAGGAGAAGGATACAGTCAATGAGTTCGTAACCTCCTCAGCTGCTCAGATTATCGACGTGAGTAACACTGTTGAGAGGTTCGAGGCCCGTAATCTCGATACGTCTTTCGCGGCTGCATACTTCCCTGATGTCGTGATCACAGATCCGGCAACGAAAACCAATGTTCGGTGTCCACCCTCAGTTGCTGTACTTGGGGCATTCGCTCTGAATGACGCAGTGGCCCACCCGTGGTTCGCTCCCGCAGGTTTCACCCGCGGTGCGCTGGTTTCTGTTGTAGAATCACAGGTGAAGCTCAATCGATCTAATATGGATGCACTGTATGAGGGCGATGTGAATCCCATCACATCCTTCCCCCACACACCAGGTGTTGTAATCTTCGGTCAAAAGACACTCCAAGCCGCCCAGTCCGCGCTGGACCGGGTCAATGTGAGACGTCTGCTGATTGAGATTCGCCGCCGGGTTCGACGCATCGCCAATACCCTGCTCTTCGAGCCGAACCGTGAGGAGACACTGGCCAGATTCGCCAACGCAGTCAATCCCGTGCTCCAGCGAATCCAGGCCCAGCAGGGACTTGATAGGTTTAAGGTACAGATCGACACAACAACAACAACGCAGTCTGATGTTGAGAACAACACAATTCGCGGAAAGATCTTTCTCCAGCCCACACGTGCTGTTGAATTCATCTCCCTCGACTTTGTTGTAACTAACCAGGGTGCAGAGATATAAAAACTTACTGACGTTGATATTTAGAGACGTCACAGGACTTTAGGAGACTAGGAAAATGGCAGAAACACTTTCAGTCACTGATATGCTACCCAATAAGTTTGAGCCAAAGCGCAAATTTAGATGGGTATTCGCTATTGAGGGACTCGATTCATTCTTAATGAAGACAGCCGCTCGGCCGACCATTAACACCGCAGAGCAGGAGATTTCCTTCATGAACTCCACCCGGTATCTTGCCGGAAAGACGAAGTTCGATGCGATCACTGTGACACTTCACGATCCAATCGCACCCTCCGGGGCACAACAGGTAATGGAGTGGGTCCGAACACACTTTGAGTCAGTCTCAGGCCGTGCAGGCTATGCTGATTTCTACAAGCGTGACTGTCAGCTTAAGCTACTGGATCCAGTTGGAACAGTGGTTGAGCTCTGGGACCTCAAGGGTTGCTTCCTCACTGCTGCAGCCTTCGGCGAGCTGGACTATGCGGGAGAAGATCCCACGGAGGTTTCCATCACTCTTCGCTTCGATAACGCAGTTCTCCAG